TTTTCCTTAATATTTTTTAAATCAATTTTTATTTTTATTTAAATAAAAAAGTAATTTTTACTTAATTATTCATAAACATTACAATTCCTGAATACTTACAAAATAGCACCCATTTTTTTTTTCTTATTTGTTATAGTAATTATATCTCGTAAATCCTTGACATTATAGTATTCAACCCATAATCCATTTGGTGGAAATAGTATATCTATTTTACATAATTCATTACTTACAATTGATAAGTCCAAATAATGTTTTTTTATTTCAGGATACAACAATAAATACTGACCTACTTTATTTTTACATGTTTCCAAATCATAATATACTCGTTCAATAGTTAAATATTCTATCCAGTTTGTAAATTGTCCTTTGAATACTATTTCAGGTTCTTTGGATAATCTATTATCCCTTTGACATAATTCATAATAACTTTCTTTACTTTTTATATTTTTATCAGCAATTATTTTTCTTGCTTTTTCATATGTTGTAGCAAGTGCAGTTCTTTTTATTGTTTTTAATCTTAATTTTTTAGTTAATTCATCATCATATTCACCAAACTCATCAATCATTTCTCTTTCTTCTTTTTCTCTTGATTTTGGTTTTTGTTTTTCAATGTCAATTCTAAACACCTTAATTTTTTGAGTAATAGTTTCATCTTCTAAACCCATTTGATAAATAACTTCTCTTACCTTTTTCAAATCAGGATTTTCATTATTTTCTAACCAGTCATCTCTATTCAAAATTGGTAAGATGATTTTGGTTTTTTTATACATATCTTTTTTGTTTTTTCTACTTGCTCTTAACGCCGATTGAACTATACGGATATTTGATGTCATATTTTCAGCAAATACAACACCATCCAATAATGGAAAATCCCATCCTTCACCTAAACAATAAACACAAGTAATTATCCCAAACTTCGCCTTTTCAAAATTATTAATTATTTCTTTTTGGTCTTTTGATTTCATTTCACTATGGTAATTTGAATAATATAAATCAGGTATATCAAAGTAATTATCGTCTAACAGCATTTTTATATATTGAATTAATTTCAACGAATTATCCTTGTTATTTGAATATATTAATAAATGATGTGAATGTCCGTCAAATATGCTTTTCAACGACGCAAACGCACTCAAAAACAATCGCTTATCATTTTCTTCTATAATATGAAATCTTGATAATTGTTGTTCCAATTGTTCATTATTTGTAATAATGGATTGAGTAACATAATCACAAATAATATTTTCATTAATAGCCCATAGTAAACATTTTCTATCAATTATTTCTCCAAAATAATCAACATTATCATTTGAAATTACATCACCATTTTCACAAATACTTTCAAGTTGTTTAATTGTAGCAGTTAATGATAATTGTTTAACAGATTGAATATTTAACATTTGAATATATTTCTTTGTAGTGTTTTTTAATGTCATATTGAATGTAGTTAAATGATGACATTCGTCATTAATCTTCATACTAAATATAAACGACGTATGTTGTGTTGCAGTATATACTTTATGTGCTGATGAATATGTAGTAATTACTATACATTTTTTTGGGTATTTTTCTAAAAATTGCATTATATTATTAACTGTCTCGCCCCCTGAAACAATTAAAAATGGAACATTTTGAAATAAAATACAAATAATATTTTTCCATTGTTTCAATAATAATTTATTAGGAACACCAATAAGAATTGTATTTAAGTTTAGTTTTTGGGTAATCCACAATGAGAGAAGTGTTTTTCCTACACCACACATTAAAACAAGCATACCTTTCTCGTATTGTTGAAAATGTATAACAGATTTCTCAATAATAATAGTTTGGTCATTTCTTGGTATATATGAATCAACTTTATTACTTGTTCTCTTGGTTTTTAGTATTTGAATTAATGATTGAATATTTATTTTTTTTATAGTTTTTCTTACTCTATTACACCTTACTAAATCACTAATTTCTTGCTTATTTAATTGTCTATATTTAATACCAAGTGTAATTAGATAAGGTTCAATGAGAGTAATAATTTGTTTATTATAAAATTCTGTACCTGCATCATAATTAATATTCAATTCACGAAACTCGTATTGTAATAAACGCTCAATATTACTCATTTTGTTTATAGGAACTTCAAACACCGCCGCAAAATAACCTCTTACAATCTCACCAGTAGCATATTGTGTATCTCTTTCTGGAATATTATTAGTTTTACCAATTTTACACGCGTTATATTGTTCATATGACAAATGATTTCTAACATAAATATAACCATACATAATAGGTGTCATTTATAATAAACATATAACTATTTATATGTTTATTTTTAAAAAGTATTTCAATTTTATTTTATTTGAAATACTTTTAATACAACGAACAATCATAATATTATTATTATTATGTGTGTGTATTCGGTAATTTTTCAAAAATATTATTTATGATTTCTTTTTTGTTCTATCCCTCTTATCAACGCATTAACTTCAAATTCGTGCAATTCGTATTTTTTATTTATTTTAGTAGATATTACATCTTCAATTTTAGGTAATGGTTGAGCTTCCCATTTCCATAAACACCCATTAAGCAAATTTACTATGAAAAAATTTTTAACCGGTAATTTATACACATCCATCATCATTATATATGTAACTGTTTGTGTTAACCATTCTTGCGAATAACCTTTTATTCTACTTGTTTTTATTTCATAAAGATTGTTGTTTGTATTATCATAAATATCAACACGACCAGTAATTGATATTAAACTACTGTCACACGATTTTTTGTTAAGAATACACATCTCTTCTTTTGTTAAATTGCCGTATAAATTTAACGGATACTCATATATAATATTGTTATTTGTTATATATTTATTAATATATTTATCAATATTGTCGTGTAAAACACTGATATCTTCATTAAAATAACCTAAACAAGAATTGACAGCGGGTTTATACATCTTGTTCAGAACATGGTTATGAAACAACGTTACGTTCCATATATTTTCAGTTTTTAAATTCGAATTATTTGTATCAGATAAAAATGTATCTAACTCTTTTTGGAAATTCAATGATCTAAATATAGAATGCACCACATTTTTCTTTTTGGTAACTGCATTTTGTATATCTTTAACGAGTTCAGGGTTCTTAATAAAAAAAGAATTATATGTTTTAAAATATTCATTTAAATCAATATAGTTATGTTTTACATCATACATGCACGATAAAAATCGTTCATCATCTGTATATATATTATTTTCTGTGTTACTTGCTAATTTTAATAAGTTAAATAGGTTAAATTTGTTAGTTAAACGCTGGATTAATAGTTCTGACATAAGACCAAGTAACATATAATGTTGTTCTTGTAATGGCATATCTAATACTTGATTGTTTCCAAATTTAATTTGTGTTTCTTCTTTCTTCCAAGGACGCATTACTAAATTTTTTGTTTGCTCAAAATCTTTAGAAATATCTTCTTTTACTTTTATATTATTTTTTATTCCTGTTAACATCTTATCATCTTTATATTTGCAATCCCATTTAGGGTCAAGGTTTTTTTGACTCAAATCGATAGACCAAATGATAGACTTATATGGTTCAGGAATCGTTTCCTGATCCTTATCCCAATATGAATAAACAAATCTTGATAAATCATCTTTTTTTCGAGCCAAATATCTTGACGGAAATGAGTTAGCAAATCCTATAAACAAATATTTTGTACTTCTCGATATCCCAACGTTCAATAATGATTCAGGTATAATTTCGGAAGGTTTGTTAATAAATATATCACGCGGTATAGAACCTTCAGTTAATCCCAGAAAAAACACCACTTTATGACCTCTGCCTTTATCACCGTGAATACTTAACATTTTAGTTTTACCTTTTGAATTCTTCCAATCTAAAGAATTATGTGCGCCATCGCAATATGTGCTCATATATAAGAGACTATCTTTGTATCCAAGTGCGTCATATAACTTATTCAGCGTATCTTGTAACTGAAAATAAATATAATTTTCTTTTGATTTTGCCATTATAATAGCAATATCATCTGGCACTATTGAAACGTCTTTATTCATTAATATTTTAATCATAGTTGTTACTTGTTCAGCAGTAATTCTTGCGTCAGTATTGTTGCTGGTTTTATAATGTGTAAATAACACTGGTTTATCAATAATATTATCATTGTCAGAGAGCATTGGTGGAATCATATATTTTGTTTGTATGTCTTTTAACATTAAGTTATTAAAATCAACGTGTGCTTTTGGGCATCTCTTACATATATTTAGGTCAAAATATTTAGGACTTATTCTTTTAAACACGCTCATTGCGTGAACATCCATACTTTGTAAAGAAGTAGTATCATCAGTATATAGTGTTTGTAAATAATCACCTGCGCAATATATATCTAAATCTTTATGTGTAATAGATAGATTTGTTATGATTTTCATTTTTGTGGAACGTAAATCCTGCACTTCATCTATCATCAATAACCCAACCTTCTTTTTATTCTTCATATAACAAATAATAGGCTCTTTTTGTGTTTTTTCCAATAAAATATCTACCTTTTCACTGAAACATTCTGCAATATCATTTAGTCCATCCATATTTTCCAACATAAGATGAACCCAAGCATCATAGTTAGATATACAAATAGGTATTTCATTATAGTATCCGAGATAATGATTTGTATATCCTTGTTTATCTATTACAATATCAAGTTGTAGTTCTAACCTTGTTTTTATTTCATCTGTAACTGACCCTACTAAAGTTAGAAATAAAATAGGTCTCTTATTTTTAGAGAGGTCAGCTAGGGCACATTTAATTAATGTATCTGTTTTTCTAGACCCTGCACAACCGTTAATAAGTTTATATTTATCATTTGAAGTTACAATATTTTGTTGTTGTTCGCTAATAAAGTCCATAATGGTATATTACAAATTGCAAAAAAACGTAGCAATATTGGTTATTATTTATTCACGAATGAAAAGTAAGCACATCTTTATCTATTATAAACTACATAAAATGTACTTATATTGATTTGTAAAAAAAATAATATAGTTGCTTATATTATTTTTTTAAACAAATTATAATGAAACTGTAATATTATAACCTCGTTTACCTGGTTTATTATTTATATCAACCCCTTTACTTTTTTCTTCTTTGTAATTTATTTTTTCAAATTCCTCCTTAAAATTTTTCTGTGTTTTTAAACATTTTTTACCATTTATCTTGCACCATGTTTCATATATGCGGTATATATCTTTTAGTCCAACTCTTAAGTTTGTTTTGTCTGTTATTTTACAACACACTTTCGTAAATAACAATACGTCATTATTAATTAACGGGTCATTTAATATATTTGTTCGTATAGTATTTTTACTAGACGAAGGAGCTGTTATTTCCAATGAAAATATTTCTGGTTTATCTTTATCATATAAATATAACCACCCATCAATAGTTTTCCAATAATATTTATCAGGTAATTTATTATCACCTTCTATAAAATAATCTCTGTCTTCATTTGTATATCCGTCAGTATTTTTTTTAGTATATTCTTCTTTGAGAACTGAATATTTTACTTTATCACCATCTACAATATATGGAGTTTTTTTAATGTAATTGGTTGTTTGTTGGGGTAAACATTTTATATTTTTTGTAATAGTAATGTGTATATTATCATAGTAATCATAAACCAAAATATTATATGAGTTTGGTTTTCGGGTTGTAATATAATAATTATACGACATATTATTTTCAATCGCACTTTGTATACCATTATATCTATCACTATTAGGGCTTCCTTTTTTAATTTGAACTACTCTATCTAACTTAAAGTTTTTTAAAGCAGGAAATTTGTTTAAAACTAATTCATTTAATTTTACCCTATCAAAATCAACAATACTATTTTTTGGAATACATAAAGGAACATCACTATCATAATTGCCATATTTATCAATAAAATCATCAATTCGTGTTTCTTTTATCTCATTAATGCAATTACTATAATCAGGTAAGTTTGTTTGTTTACACCATTCGCTTATTTCATTATCCTTCATATCATCTGCAATAATTAATTTATAACCGTTATATTTGATGTCAAAATGTTTAATAAGTTTAAAATTTTTTCGTTTCTTTGAAACATCAATATATTTCATATATTTTCCAAATTTAAATTCGCCATTATCTATTATGCTTTCTATTAAATCTTGTATATCTTCCCAACTCTCACAACCCATTATAAACTTTTCTAATTCCTTAATAAATTTTACGTAAAAGTTTTGTATAATATCTTGTAATATCGGAGTAGTCCATAAAGTCAGTTTCATTTCACCATTTTTTAATTCATTATCATTATATTTTCCTTGTAACCTTAACCTTTGTGAAATATCGGTGCAGTTAAATGATGCATGAGATACAAAATATTGGTCTGTTAAATGTAGTGAGTAATTATCATAATCGTCGCTCGTAAATGAATAACCTCTTTCTCCATACTTACCAGTTATTGTTACAATTGTTTTACATAAAATTTGCGTATTGCTTTTTTCAAATAAAATTCTTAATAATTTATACACAAATTTTATATTTAATTTTTTTGTGTTTATATTGAAATAACAATAATTATTAGGTAGTTTTTCAGATTTTTCAGTATCTATTGATGATGATTCATAAACTCCTCCAATTTGCCATAATCTTTGACTTGTTGTTGATTGTGTTGAGTCCCACATAGACCAATATTTAATTTCTTTTTCGTATTTTTTTGATAAATATAATCTTAAACAATTACCGTGATATATCACAATAAACAAATCAGGAAAATCCTTTAATATTTTATGCACTAAACTAAACTGATTAATCCTTACTTTTTCTTCTGATATTAATAATGAATTATATTTTACGTTTTTCCGTTTCACAACGTTTTCTATAATTTTTTTTATATTTATATTGTAATCCTCAACAATATCATATTTTTTACAATCCCACCACGAATTAATGACCGGCTTTGTAAATAATTTACAATTTTTATCCTTATCTTGTTTTTCTTCAACGGTTAATTCATCATCAGGTTTTTCTTCTTCGGTGTTAAATATTATAGAATTACTAAATAATCCAAAATAATCGTGCGTCCTTTTCATTTTATGAACTTTTGATATTTTAATTTGTATCAGTATTGTCGCTTAATCGTGTTGTTACGTTATATAATAAAGAATGTGCAGTGCCTGTAATATGTAAGGCATATTTTACTTTTTTATATATTTTTGCGAGTAAAATTTCACACGCTGTAGCATCTTTTGTATCGTTGTTATTACTTCTATCATTAGATGATGTAGGACTCATTAAATCACTTTCATCAACTAATGTAGTTATATTGACAAGTTCATCATTGCGAGAAATATACTCGCTAAATTTTGAATTTATTTTTGCTAATTGATTATGGTTCATTAAACAACAAAATATATCAGTTGAACTCATTGCTTCTTTACTGTGTAATTTATTATTAATGATATCATTACTATTTATATCTTTTAGTTCTGGAAGTTTATAATCTTTCCAATATTCATCGTTTGTTTCCTTAAAATATTTTTGGAGTTCATTATTAAATTCTTGAAATAATGATTTTATAAATTGAATATTAAAATTGTAATTTTCTGTTCCAACTATGTCATCTTGTAATTGTTTTTGTTCTATTGACAAATTTCTAAAAATGTATAAAACAGGTCTTTTTAGTATATGAACTGAAATCCACAT